TAAAATGTAATGATGAATAAAACCAAAACCACAGAACCAATACCATAGTTTTGTATTTTTCTCGGCAAAGGTTATCCAGATGTAAACAAAAATTACAAATGAAATAGTCCCTCCGTGCCAAATAGGAATAGAAATTATAGGGGCTTTTTCCACCCAACAAAAAACAAAAGGAAGCAAAAACCACATACAAATCACAAGGCAAATCCACCAATTTTTGGTAAACCATTCGCAAATTCTTATAAAGAAATCCGCCACATATATTACTATTTTTATAAGTAAAATTCCTAAAAAATCCCAAAAATTCAATTTCATTTTATTTTGTTTTAATGTTTAAAATCTATTATACAAAAACCCTTTAATTTTTTAAAAACTTTTCATAAAAGGACTTTCTTTTTTCGCACAATAATGAACAGAAATAGCATCGGCCACCGCCTCATCTATATACTTTTTTCCTGTCCATTCCACCGTATAAAGTTTGTCAATGGCAGCAATGGTTTCCCCTTTGGCGGCACTCCTTTTTCTTAAAAGGGACATTTTAGAATCACCCTCAGAATACCACTCCAAACCAATATTACCAAAAACGGAAATGTTTTGTAGGATGCCCAAACACATACCCATCATTACTGCCGCCTGAGCGTTTTGGCTTCCGTGGGGTTGTTCACTAATCATATAAGAAACTCCGTACTGTTCAATAATACGTTTCAATTCCTCACTTATTTCATTGGCCCTTCGGCACCTATCATCCCCTTTCCTTATTCTTAGGGCTTTGGCTTTGGGTTCTGTTTTAATGCAGCCACAGGCCACAATGGCATCCCCGTACATTACGGCCCAGCCCCAGGCAGTGGTTGAGGGGTCATGGGTAAGGATTAGGGGTTTACGGGTTCTTTTCATTACACTCTTTGTTTTGGTTTACGTTCAGTTTCAAATTTACTTTCAATTTCTTCCCACAGTTTAATAACCTGCCTGCGGAGCCTTTTTTCATACCCGTTTTCCTCCACCATTTGGATGCTTTTGGCCATAGAAACATCTAAAGGAATATCCACACAGGTATAAATAGTATTTTTAGTATAGTCTTTTACATATTGCAAATTACCCCTAACATCGTCAATTCCATAATCAAATATAGTATAAACAACGGCTGTTCTAAAGGGTTTCCATACGGAGGATTTATTAATCTCCCATGTAGTTTTTATACCTATGGGCTTTTTAATTTTTTTACCTGCTTGCAAGGCTTCACCCCAAACCTTTTCAACCTTGGTGGCCCTTAAACGTAGAGAGGCATAAAACCCAACAGCTTTACCACCTGGGCTTTGGAGCTTGTCCCCATACCCACTCATATTTTCCCTTAATTGATTGCTACACATCATCAGCCAATTTTCATTTGCTAAAGTACGGCAGGTTTTTCTTAACTGTTCACTAAACTCCTTAGCTCTACGCCCCCCCATTTTATCTCCCTCTTCATTTTCCATTTCCATATCCGTGGAAAGGGCTGCTAGGCTGTCTGTGAAAATAGCATTTAACGCCCCTGGGGTTCCTTTTGGTATCCAACTCCTTACAGCTTTAAACACCTCAGTAACAGTGTCAGGCCTTTTATGGTCAACAAGGGTAATATCATAGTTAAATATTTTAGCAAATACCTTATTTAAACGGCCTTCAGGGTCATCAAATTTACTATCCCCACCTTTTCTTTGTATATTACCTGCAACCTCGATGAGTAATACAGTTTTTCCGCATCCACTTGGGCCTGCAACTTCAACAAAAATACCACCAGGAATACCACCACCAGGAACCACACCACCTGAAATTGCCAAATCTAACTCTGTACTACCTGTAGAAGTAACCACCATGAAGTTTCCGTCATATGTAGTATCCTCCTGTGGTTTACTCCGGGCCTCATGGCTCCGCTTTACTTGTTCCGATAATTTAGGGGCTTCCTTTTTTACTGCTCTTTTCATTTGCTTAACTCCTTTATAATGTAATTAATACTATCCTTTTTTATTTCCAATCCCTCCAACTCCAACTGAATGGTATCAAGGAAGGTTTGGTATGCCATATCCTTTACCACACTATCGGTAAGAATAAGCCTACACCCCCAATGCTTTTCCATCCGTGTAATAAAAGCCCTTTCAAACACCCTTCGGTTGGTTTTATCCTTATTCAGGTTGCACCAATCTTTTAATAGGCCCCGAAGTGTAAGGCTAAATGATTCTTCCTGGGAAAGGGAATAAATGGTGAGAAGTTCCAATGTATCTTCATCCACGTTTAAGCCAATAAATTTACGGTACTGCCTTGTTCTGCCTGATATTCTTCTGTCTATAATTGCCATACTTATTTTATTAATTTTTAAAGCCCTGAAACGGGCCTTTCCCTAAACCTAAGTATCTATACCCAGGGTAAAAGAAAGGCCCACACAGGGCAGGAAAAGTGGGTTGGTTACGTTCCTATCCTTCTTTTTCTTCTATGCAATCATCCCAGGCATCACATTTGCTGCAATCCTTTGGAAAATCGTCTGTATCAACTCCAAATTTATGCCCATAAGGGCATTTACCTTTTGCCTCTGTTTTGGTGGCTTCTTTTTCCTTTGGGACTTCCTTTTCAGGTTCTTTTTCCTCCGTGGCTGCACCCCTACGTTTTCTTACGGGTGGTGCTTTTTCTTCGGGCTCTTCTTCCTTTTCCGTTTCCGCTGGTGCTGCCCCTCTGCGGTTGCGGGGTGGTGGTGTATCTTCCACTTCTTCCTTTTCCTTTAGTCCAGGAATATCATCTTCCTCCTCCTCCTCCGTTGGTTCGGGCTTGGTTGTTCTACGTTTACGTGGAGGGGGTGCAGTGGTTGTTGTTTCTTCTTCAATAGCATCCGCAGCCTCCACTTCCCCTAATTCAAAAAACATTGCATTTATTTCGTTATAGGATTTCAGGATTAAAACATCATCATCCAAACGTGGGGCACTTTCAACCACATCATCTTCATATGCATCACGTTCTTCAAAGTCAATACGAGTTACCTCATTAAATGAATTTTTACCTATGGTTTGTTCTTCCAAACGTAACTTTAAAGTGTACCCTGCTTCAAGGTCAGGAAAGTTGTTAAACGCATCATTTTCCTTTAGCTCCTCATTAAGAAGTTTTTGGAAAAGATGGTAAGATATATCCCATAGGTGAATTTCCTCCTTATGTTTTTTATCTTCAATAGGTATTACAAGGTATAATGCCCTTTTACTGGCATTCCATTGTTTCAACTCGTCTTTGTCCACTTTGGCCTGGGCCTGTTTTGCACGGTATTCACATACAGGGCATGGTTTACCAAAAGAGGTAGGGCATACAATGGTGTCTTTATTTACCCCAATATTACGGTGAATCTTAAAGGGTAAGCAATACCATAATGTACCTTGTTCGGCAATAATAAAATCATCGAACTCTTGTCTGTCAGGATGCTTTGCATTTGTAACAATATAAGGGATAATATCAATTAGTTTTCCCCTACCTGATTCAGGTTTGTATAGGTCAACACCTTTAGGAATATTTAGGTAACCATATTCGGCACCACTTTTTTCCTGCTTTTCGACATTGGCCGCAACACCTTTTTTAAAATTAGTCTTTTTGAACTTGCTCATTTTTTTTCTTTTTAAGGTTAGTAATTTGGTTTTTAAAATGTTTGTTTATTGCTTTTAATATTCCTTTGGTAAACAAAAATCCTGCAAAGTATATAAGGAAAGGGACTGCAATGAAAAGTAAAATAATATAATACCATTCCATAATTATTGTGTCCCCCTTGTTCTTCTCATACCTTTGCCTATATTTCTATTGACTTCTTTTTGTTCTTCCTTTTGCTCCCACTCCTTAGATAGGTCACGGGGTATGGACGGGCCTGCAAAGTAAGAAGCTCCGTGGAGCCGTACAAGGTTTTCAAGGGCTGCCTTTTTATCTTGTAAGGCCCTAACGGCACCATCGGCAATGTCAAGGTCATATTTATGTTCCAAGAAAATGTTATAAGCCTCCTGATATTTACTTGTTTGGGTAATTGCAGCCTGTACAGCATTTTCTGTAATCTTTACAATATCGTAAACCTCAGGAGAGGAACGAATATCGCTATCCAATTCTGCCTTAACAACATTTAATTTCTCCCTTTGAAGGTCAAGTGCTTTCCGCATTTCCGCAGCGTGCTTGGTATAACTGAAGGTTAAACTTGCTTGGTTTAACCATTCCACGTCCAAGGCTTGGTTGTCAATTTGTATGTCTTTTTCGTAATTCATAATGGTTTTAATTTTAAGTATATAATCTAACTATTTTTAAACATTTTCTGTAATTAACCCAATGGCTTTCCTCCACTGATGGTGGCCGTGTGGGTTCTTTCATATCCATGATAACAGGGTAATCCTGCACCTTTATAGATAAATGGCTTTCTATTTTATCCATTACCTTTCTTAATAGGAAAGTATCATGGTGGTAATCCTGCTCCCCAAAAGAAACATTTTTATGAGGTAAACGGATATACATACGACCTTCGTGTTTTATGTAACCGTACCCCATAAAGGTATCCAATTTCCAATATTCCTGTTCTAATGGTATGGTCATAATTAATTTCTTATTACTGAATAACATGATAATACTATTTGTGGAAAGCCTGAATTGTAGGTGGGTTCTTTAAAGCACTCTAAAATAAGGCCACAGGTGTCATTTACCGTGCCCTTTAAAAGTATGGCCTGGGCATAACCAATCACCACCCTGCGGATGCTTTCAGGGTCTTGCTCCTTAATACCCCGTAAAATGGCTGCAATGTCTTTCCAATTGGCTTTCCCACTTAAAAGGATACGGCATAACTCTATAATTTCATTGTACTCCGCAGCCTTAACCTTGGCCACTTCCAACCGTTCATCTTCGGGTACTTCCAAAACCTGCTCCAATATTTGCAGGGCATTACGGGGGTGGCCCATACTGTCAAGGATAATTTGTTGGTACACATCCCCTTCCAAGGTTTCCCCTTCACCTAGTACGGCATTCCGTATAAGTTTACGCATTTCCTTATCATTAAGTAAAGCCACTTGATAAGTAGAACAACGGCCATGAATAGCCTTTATAACCTTGGTTGGTTCAGTAGTACAAAAGATAAAAAAAATATGGGGTGGGGTGTCCTCCAATATTTTAAGAAAGGCATTTTGGGCATCATTTGTCATTTTATGACATTCGTCAATGAGCCATATACGGCACGGCCCTTCCAAGGGGGCAAACTGGGCTTTTTTAATAATATCCCTCACGGTATCAATTCCCCTCATTTCGGCAGAATTAACTTCCCTGAAGTCATTACCCACACACCCCAATACATTGGCTACAATACGGCCAAGAGTGGTTTTACCACAGCCCGTTTCTCCGTGGAAGAAAAAGGCATGGGGTTTGTCTTTATCTTTTTTGTTTAGTACTCCAGTTAAGGAAGAAATTAGGGTGGTGTTCCCTATTATATCTTCAAAGGTTTCAGGTCTGTATTTGTGGTAAAGGCTCATTGTTTATTTATTTAGGTTATTATACAAAATAGAGTTACTTTTTTAAAATTTATATTCTTCCATTTCTGCCCAAGTACCATCTACGGGGGCAATTTCTGCATCAATGGAAAGGGGTATGTTTATCCACGTAAATGCTTTGGGTAGTCTTACCGTGGTTACTTCATTTACAAGGGCTGTAATTTCCTTTAGTTCAGGTGGGTAAATATCCAAAACCATACTATCATGGATTTGCCCCACTAAACGGGTTTTTAAACCCCTTTTGGTTATTTCCTTGCTCACCTCCGTAAAACTCCAAAGGAGGCAGTGAAAGGCTGCACCTTGTACAGGGTAGTTAATTAATTCGTTCTTTTTCATTACCCCTGTAAAGCCAAAACCAGTAAGGGAACGAACCACCCCCTGCCTTTGGTATCTCTTTACTTGCTTTTCTTTCCAAGAGGCATAAACAGGGAATCTTTTACCCCAAAAATGTTCTTCAATACCTTTTATGTGCTCTACAAATTTATTGAAACTACCAATGCCCTGTTCTTTCATGTGTAGGGCAAGGGGTTTCACTGCCGTTAATTTCATACCCTCATCACCTTTCCAGGATTTCATAGGTAGGTCAACATATTGGCAGATATTTATGGCATTGGCTTTAAAATAATCCCCGTAAAATTGTGGGAAAACAAAACCACTCTTGGCAAACCACCGCAGGGCATCATGGTCAGGTAAACCTCTATTAAATTCAGCTATTTTAAATATCTGCTTTGCCATATCCCCGTGCAAATCACCATGCCCTGCCAAATACTTAACCATAGTGGGGTCTTTATGGTAACAACAAGCAATTGCCACTTCCAACCCTGAAAAGTCAAATTCCATTAATTGGTGCCCAGGCCTTGCCCTTATGGCAGTTCTAATCAAGGCCATTATTTCCTTATCCCTCTTTGGAAAGTTTTGGAAATTAGGGCTGTCGGAGGAACTACGGTAAGAGGTAACAAGGTGTAAATTAAAAAACGGGTGTAGGTGCCCATCAGGGGCTTCCCTCATTAAGCCCTCTAAAAATGTACCAAGGGCCGTTTTAAGTCGTTTAATATCTAAGAACAAGTCAAGGGCAGGTATTTTTAAAAACCGTAAACTTTCCTCATTCGTACTGCCTCCACCCGTGGGGGTTTCCTTAAATGGCTTTAACTTTAGGGTAGTATAAAGATAATTACCTAACTGTAAAGGGCTGTCAATATTTGGTGTACCCTTTGTTGTCCTGTCCCATTTTATATAAAAGTCAGTTGCTTTAAACTTCTTTTCCAAACGGGTAATTCGTTTTAATAATCTTTCCTTTTGGTTTTGGCAATATTCAATATCAACACATAGGCCCTGCCTTTCAGCCTTTGCCAAGGATAAAATACCTTCGTGCATAAGGTTGTAAGCCCTTGTAAGGTCTTTATCTTTGTGGATAATACTTTGCTGCAAACGGCCCAACTTAAACTGATAGGCACTATCAAAGGCACAATACCTAAGTAGTATTTCTTCACCATCTTCTCTTTGTAGAAATTCCTGAATCCTGTTTATAGAATTACTATCGTCCCCCACCCCTTTTAAATAAGGGGTAACCTCATCATCATAATCAGGTAAACCAAAATGAATAAACATTTGGAATTTAAGTCCTGTAATGTCCCTTCGATTATCAAGTACATGGGCTGCAATCATACTATCCCATTCCCACCCGTTTACTTCTGTACGTAAACGTATATTACTCCACGTATCTTCAAACTTCATATTATGGGCCATCTTACCCATATCAGGGTCTTGTAATAGGTTCACAAATGGTTGCCTTTCCTCCCTATTATTGGGCATCATAAAAGCATAAGCACAATCATCCCGTACTGCCACGGAGGCACAAACAACACGGTGGCCCTTGGTGTAGGGCTTTAACCCTGTGGTTTCATAATCAAAAGCAATACTATTATAAATTTCAGGGGAAATTTCATCCAATACACTTAGGTTTGTGATAATTTCCACCTTGGGTTCCTTGTGTACAGGGAAAACATCATTTATTTTATTTATGGCCCTTTCCAAGTCTTGGTTCCATATTACTTTTACTTCGGGGTAATCCCTTTGGTAAACATAATCGGGGTGCCACACAGGACAAACCCATGCTTCGGCAGATTGAAGGGGAATGGTAAACCCCCTCCACTTTTCAAACTTGCCAAGGGGCTTTTTATATACATGGCCAATGGTACTGTATAAGGCATTAACACCCAAAGGAATAATTAATTCGGGTTTATAAACGGAAATAAGGTGTAGGATATTCTTACGGCAGCAATCCACATTATATGAAGTAAACTCCTTTTGGCCTGGGTAACACCTAACGGCATTCACTACTTTACAATCTTCCCAAAGGTTTATTCCTAATTCCTTTAAATGGCTTTCCAACAAAC